AGTGAAAAATCCATCTAATTTGAGTGGGTCTTCACGTTCATCTAATGCCATGTCCATATTCTTACATAACCATGTGACCTTGCGTTCTTGCTTATCCCACACCTCATACACAGCCGCTTTTTTGTGTGCTTGCTGTCTAGCTTCTGGTACGTCTGATACATCAGCTTGAGCCGTGTCAATAGTTATCTGGTCGATGGTATAACCGCGCTCTTTCGCTACATCTCCAAAACGAGCTTCAAGTGCCTTTTTATCCATCAACACTCTACGCCATACTAAACGCACCTCTTCCCACGTCTTAGCGACTGAGTGTCCAAAGTCACGCCAGTTCACATAATCAACAGGTGCGCATTCTTTGGCTAGGTATTCATCAGGTTCTGTTGCTTCATCTTGCGAGGCTTCATCTTCGGTAATCTGACCAGTGACTGGTTCACCTTGAACAAATGTAGGCTCGTATCGAATCCAAGCAATGCCACGTCCAGGTAGTAAGCGGTCATATAATGCGTTTCTAAGCGCACTGTCAAAGTCATTATATTGCTCTACCTCGTATTCTAGGCAACGCTCAAGCAATAACGATGCTACACGCCCAGCAGGGTCTTTGTCTTTGTAGCGTCTTGATACATCAGGCTTGGGGAGTTTGTTATAAACGGCAGGGAATATAGTTTCAGTATTAGCCCACAATATATTAAAACGGGCATCACCTACAGTATCAATGCCGTTTGGCTGAATGCCACGCTTGTCTAGGTATCTGTCTTCTACCTTCTTGCCACGAGATAGCCAGTCCTCAAACTCTTTATCGTAGAGCGTGATTTGTTCTTGAATGAACTTTATCATGCGAATACCAATGTCACATTAAGTGTTGCACCAATCACAGCATAAAGACCATTAGCAAATGCGACTGGCAAAGGATGCCAACCTATTGCTGGTGTAATTGTGCCTGTAATTGCTGTGGTGGTGGTTGTGGTAGCACTATCGTATAAAGCAATCGTGCCTGATGATGTTGAGTTAACATAGAAGCCTAACAATGCGCCAGCACGTGGGCTAATGTTTGCTGATGATGTTTTATTGCTGTATGAACCGATTTGTAAGTTACCCATTGCCATAGCTATATCCTTCCAGTTGATTTACTGCCAATTGTACTCCAAAGCTCGTTCAATGACACATTGATAACACTGTCGTCATCTATACTGATTGCGCGTAGTTTTTCGTCTAATGTGAGAACAGGTTTATACATGCTCATAATGATACATCCATAACTGAATCCATCACCATCATGTGAAGCCCAATCGTGCTTTGGCTCACTACTAAATATCTTAGTCTCTTCATTATATTCGTAAGACCATGACCGCAAACCATCAAGGCCTTTACTGCAATTTGTTTCATGAAATGCGCATTTGCCAATTGTAACTCTTGCAGCATTTACTCTATCAGCTTTTTTGCTGTTTGGCGTTATGTCAATCTTATCATGACCAAAACGCTTAATAAAAATCTCAACTGCCGAGTGCTTGGCTGCAAATGTTTTAGCTCTTGCATCATGTGGCAACCATATTTTTCCAAGTGCAGGTGAGCCGTCAGAACGTCTATATTTTGATAATTTTTCTTCTAACCTGTCGCACCATGCATCTGCGTCCATTCCCCAACCACCATCATAATCTACTATTTGGTAGCCACCAACCTGAGGTTGCCAAAACCACCAAGTGGATGAATCCCTATGCCCTATGTCGCTACTAATTTCAATTGGCGCTCCATCAGGGTCAAACTCCCATTCATCAGATACACGGCCTTCACGTTCTGCATTGCTAATTGACCTTGCTAAAATTGCACCTAAGTTGGCCGCATCAAATGAACATAAAAATTCTTGCTCAAACTTTGCTAACCCATATTCATAACCAAAGTCATCAATATAAGACTGTTTCTCTCGTTCTAGTTGCTCTTTAGTAAATACGTTTGTTTGTGTTGCATCTAATATTTGAGCAAATGCTGTTTTATCTTTTTGTGCGGCCTTAAATGTCGTGTAAGCATGATTTCTACCACGCGATGTTGTAATAAAAAGCTGCCATCCATTATTCTCTGCAATAATTGGTCTTAAATAAGCTCTTGCGTTCGGGTTCGCCAAAGCCCATTCGGAAAATACCACGCCAGCAACGCCAGCGCCAACAAGGCTGTCAAACCGATCTGACCCGACAATCTGCCATGTGCTACCCCACTTGAACCGAATGAACATGGCCTGCTCATCACGGCTCTCAATCGTCTCGGGCGGAAATGCCTCATCAATCCGGCGCTTGCCTGTATGCGGGTTGACCGCTGACCATAGCGCCTTTCGCCCTTGCGCGTATTCCGGCAGAAGGTGCCAGTAGGACGCGGGGCGCTGGCGTGATTTGATGAGCGTGGCGCGAAGGGCGATTTCGTCTTTGCCCCAACGTCGATGGGCAATCTCGATCAGCCGGTCAATCTGTTTGACCTTGGTCCCGCCTTTGCCGATGCCAGTCCACGATGAAAAGAACGGCTGCTGGTATCGGCGGATCAGGAACTCACTCAAAGCGGAAAGACATGATGAAAGCGCCGTCTTCGCCAGGGCCTTCATGCTTAACTGATTGAAGCTTAGGGATAACTCGATCAAGCAGCGTCTCTATGCTCTTGATCTGTCCTGTTGTCAGGAACTCTTGATCTGCCAAAGCATTGTCCTGCAATCGGTTTACAAGCTGACTTGCCTTGATTTTCTCACGAATGTCTTTTTCGTGTGCGGCGTTGATCCGTTTTGCCATTTGCCTCATGCCATGCGCTTGCGCGGTGGCCCTTTGCGTTGCCTGTGTCGTCAAAAGGGCGGCTGTTACACCGCCCTGATGGTTTGTCAGTCAGTCGGTCCCATGATCACTCGTCCATCTCGCAGGAACCGTCATGCTCACACGCGGCGCGTGGAGCGGGGTTCTTGCAGGTCGGGTTATTCCAGTAGAGTACGGTGGTGCCGTCTGCGGACATGATCGGCGTGAATTGGGTGATGTCGCAGTTAGCGGATGCAGCCCCTGCGGGCGCATCGGCGAGTGCAAATGTGGTCGATGCAAGTGCAAACAATGCGAGCGCTGCGATGATATGTTTCATGGTGGTTCCCTTGCTTTTGCGCCGTATCCCGACGCTGGAAAGTTGATTATGCCTGATTTTGCAGGCGGTGGCAAGTTGCGCGGGCTTCGGGCGGAGTAATGTGGCCTCAAATTCCCGTCCCCGCGCTTCGGATGATCGGCGGCAATAACATGCAACGCCACAACGCCCCCTCTATCCGATTAGGGCCAGTTTAGAGCCGTGGTCGGGCTAGGCGGTCGCTACTCAAACCGTTTGATAGTGCCGCAGTCTTTGCACCGGCACACATATTCCCGACGCGAAACGTCATTGCTGCCCCTCGCGCCGTAGTCGAGTTTCTCAATGAGTTCCCAATGATGATAGTGAGGCACAAACAGCCATCGGATAATGCGCGTGATCATGCGTCATCCCCCACATAGGCGCAATGGTATGTCACAGCGACGTGCGGCTCTGCGCGCTGGATTTGCAGGCCCATGCCGTTGCCCGCGAGTTCGCACATGCTCTTGTCGTAAAACATGCCGATTGCGACAGGATCGGTCATGGTGGACAGTTTCAGGATCAGAAGCCATGTCATTTAAGTGCATCTCCTGCAATTTTTACGATCCTGACCACATCTGCCTCGTCGACATATCGCGGCTCGTGGTCAACAGATTTCCCGTTCACCTTCACGTCAAGCTGAAATGATTGCGTGCCGCTAAATGCTATCTTGCGAAGTGCGGCCTCAAGTTTAGACCTAATCTCACGCAAAACCGCGACTTCCATTTCGGCCTCTTCCGCCTCCATGCGCAATGCCTCGATTTCACCGGCCACATCTTCGGACTTTGTATATTCAGCCCCGCCGGCATGTCGGATGCTGTCTGCCCAACTTCCGATCATCACGGCACCCATCGTGTCGTGATGTGTCGCCCATATCAACTTTGGCATGTCAACCATCACGATACCCTCCGTGTTTTGAACACACCGCGCGTTGCGAATAGGCGGGATGCCTGCGCACGGCCTTCGTCGGTCAGGCGATACCCTCGCGCGCCTTGAGGCAGATAGACTGCCTCCACAAGCCCACGGCGAACGCATGTCATAAGCCCTTCTTTGGCCCCAGCGTGGACAATGCGCGCGCGAGCTGCAATGTCGTCAGCCGTGTATTCGCGGCCCATGCCAGCGATTGACACCATCGCAATGAGGACAGGATCGATATACGCGCTCATGCTGCGAACTCCCATGTTTTCGCGCAATGGTGGCAATGCGCGCCCGGTGGGTCATAGTAGACCGATACACACTTTTGATCGGGTTTTGATCGTGCGCTGCTGCACACGGGGCATGTGGTCTTGCGGCTTCCGCCTGCGGGCGGGGTGATGCCTGCCCAGATGAGGTCTGTGGTGATGTTCATGCGGCACCTCGCGCGACGATGGCGAACGGGGCATGCAGGCAGGTGTAATAGAGCAGGCTGCCGCCGATGATGGCGATCACCAGCGAAATGGCGCGGTCGCTCAGGTGCTCGCTGATGTGGAAGGCAGCCCAAAAGGTGAGCAGCCCAAAGACCAGCAGGTAGATGCCGAGGAACAGCATGAGGGCGAAACCGATGAGGGCCATCATGCGACACCTGCAGAAGTGAGGGCAGCGCGGGCAATTGCACGGAGCGAATCGCCATCGAACGCTTCGTCCTGCGTTTTGGCCCGCTTGGCGATTTTCTTGAGGGCGTCGATCAGCTTCCTCTCGGTTGCGGTCATCTTGCCAACGCAGATCGCCGTAACGGCGCCATACTGCTCCGGCGTGATATTGCTGTACTTGTCGTCGGCTTGGTAGCCGGTGCTGGAGCGCAGCTTGATTTCCATGGTTGCGGTGGGGGTGCTCATACCTTCCTTTCATTGCCCGTAGGCGAGTGGTGCCCGGCGGGTGGCCGGGCGGGGGGGGGGTTAAATTGCCAGTCCCTCAGCCAGGTCATACGCCTGATCCTGAAGGCTTTCGTACTGGTCGATCACTTCGGCCGGCACCGGCCCCAGTCCGATGCCCAACTGGCCGGCGTGCACCG